ATGGCAAGTGAAATGCTGACAAAAGCAATATCTACGATAAACGGATATTTGAGTCAAAACTATACAACTGAAGAATTACAAAAAATCAATTATGAAATCGAATCGATTGTTGGTTTTATTCCATCTGTGGCAGTAAAAGACACTGAATTATACACTTATGAGCAAGTGCAAGATAGTCTTTCAACCCTGAATGAAAAAGAATCAATTCGCAAAAGTAAAGGGGTTTATTACACACCGACAGATGTCGTTCGATTTATCCTATTCAATAGTTTTAAACTTGTAACTGGGAAATTAAAGCCCAATAATTTGCATGTCATGGACTTAAATGGAATTCCTTACAGTTCTGTATGTTTCAAAAAAACTGTATTTGATCCGACTTGCGGAGCCGGCGAATTTCTGCTTGAGGCACTAGAGATTAAAATGGACCTGCTTGATTTGCACCATGCGGAAGTGACCAAGAGCAAGATTCGAAATGCGGTTAAGACAATTAAAGGAAACGACATCAACCTTGAGTCGGTAATTATCTCGAAACTGAGGCTATACCTTTCCGTACTGCACAGACATGGCGTTGAAAAATCTGTTGGCCTATCTGGTGTACTCAATTCAGGTTTCTCGAATTATGACTATGTAAGTAAGAGTGACATTAGCAGTGAAAAGTACGATGTAATCATTGGTAACCCACCTTATGTTGAAGAATCGAAAAGTGGTTTGATTCTAGAAAAGTCATACGGTAATATTTACGCAAACGTTCTAGACAATGCTGCAAGTCAATTAAACGAAGGAGGAACTCTGGGGTTCATTATTCCACTTTCATATGTGTCGACACCACGTATGAAAAAGATTCGAGATTCGTTATATGCCAAAGTACCAGAACAATATTTATTGAATTATTCAGATCGACCAGATTGCTTATTTACATCAGTGCATCAAAAATTGAGCATTTTGTTCGCTAGAAAGAAAAAAGAGAAACCTGAAATTTATACTGGTAACTACACTTATTGGTACAAAGAAGAACGTGAGGATCTTTTTACTTCAGCATTGGTTGCAAAAAATAATTTCGTTGATGAACAATTTATACCTAAGATTGGGTCAAATATGGACGCAACTATTTACGGGAAAATCAATAGACAGCCAGACACCTTGATGTCATTATTTGATGGAGGTGACAATTCTATTCATCTAAACATGAGGGCAGCATTCTGGATTAAGGCATTTTTAGATGAGCATAGTGGTTCTGAGTATAAAGAATTTAGTTCTTCGGTGAAAGGAAATGCGAATTATGCGATGTGCCTTTTTAACTCATCGCTATTCTGGTGGTTCTGGATATGCGTTTCGGATTGTTGGCACATTACCAGAAAAGAGCTAAATAATTTTAGGATTCCAAAAGAGATTGATTTTGAGATATTGGGAAAACTAGCTCATAATCTTGAAAATAAACTGGAGGAGACTAAAGTTTATGTGGGAACTAAACAAACTGAGTACGAATACAAACACAAGTTGTGCGTAAATGAGATTCACGCAATTGATGATTATATCAATGAACAATTTGGACTCTCAAAAGAAGAAAGCTTACACATTAAGAATTTTGCATATCGATATCGTGTAAGTGGAGGTGCAAAAAAATGAATGTAATTGACTTGTTTTCAGGCGCTGGTGGTTTATCGCTTGGTTTCATAAAGGATGGTTATACTGTTAAAAAGGCAGTTGAATTTGACGAGAGTATTGCAAATACTTACAAAATGAATCATCCCGAAGTTGATATGATTGTTGATGATATAAAGAATATCGACCAATCTGGTTTGTTTCACAGAGGCGATGCCAATGTGATTATCGGTGGTCCACCGTGTCAAGGTTTTTCTATGGCAGGGGCAAGGATTCGTAATGGTTTTATGGATGATCCAAGGAACTACCTATTTAAACATTACTTCAACGTTGTGAAAACCGTAAAGCCCGAAGTGTTTATTATGGAGAACGTTAAAGGAATCCAAACGATGCAGAACGGTCAGATTTTTGAAGAAATCCTACGGTTGTTTTCTGATCCGGAGTTGTTGGATGGGAAACCATATAATTTATTTTACCGAGTAGTAAAGGCTGTTGATTTTGGAGTCCCACAAAAAAGAGAACGAATGATTATCATTGGTACTACTCGGGATGATGTCGATTTTGAGAAAATTTGGGATGAGACAAGAGCTCAAATTACTGAGGAAATTCCTACTTACTTCGATAAGGTTACTGTAGGCGATGCAATTGGCAACCTTCAGGATGCTACTGAAGAAGGAATGATTTCAAACCCTGCCCCGCAAACAGAATATCAAAAGTATTTGGCATCAAAATCGGAAACACTGGAGAACCACACAAAGACGAAACATTCTAAAGTAGCAATTGAACGGATGAAGAAGGTCAATAATGGGGAAAACTTCACTGTTTTAGACGAAAATATTAAATCGGTTCATAGTGGCTCCTATGGGCGGTTATCATGGGATGAGCAAGCACCAACTATCACAACCCGATTTGATACTCCCTCTGGAGGCAGATTTACGCATCCAGAAAAAGATAGAACTCTTTCACCACGCGAGGCAGCTAGAATTCAAAGTTTTCCAGATGATTATGTATTCTACGGCAAGAAAACCTCCGTCATTAAACAAATTGGTAATGCAGTTCCCCCAAAAATTTCCTACTTTTTAGCAAAATTTGTAGATAATATATTAGAAAGGAAATAAAAATATGAACGAAATTTTACAGCATAAAATTGATGAGCTCGATTCGGCAAAAGAATATGAGTGCTGGTATTTAGTGAAGCAAGATACCTCTTTCGTTAGTCTTTGTTATCAAGTTGAGTATTTGAGACAATTTAAAGAAGATTCAAAGGGCTTGAATTTAGAAAACTATATCAAGCAGTCTGTAGCGAAACTAAAAAATGAGAAACCTGATGTGACTGTTTCTGAGACTCATAGGGCATTACGTGTTGCTGCATTCTTTGGATTAATTTCAATGACAACCACTAGTTATTCCGATGCTACAATTACGCAAACTTTTCTAGAAATTCGGAATAGAACTAATGGGGAGTATGAGCGGACGGATTTGTACGAGGATATCATTCAAAGACAAATCGAAAAAATGTTTATTAGTTCAAGTATCGATGAGCAGTATGAGACTATCCGGAAAGAGTTTAGGCTCTACCCGGTGATGCTCTTATATAAAGTACTGATTGAATTAGGACGCTCTACTGGAGAATATTCAATTACAACTAATGAGTATAGGTACCTAGTAGCAACAACGAAATCATTCCAAGATTTTTTAAACACACTTTTATATATAAAACTACTTCGTGAGGAGCCAGTTGCCAATCAGAAACTTGAACAGTTCAGAAAGAAGTTTGATAATCGGCTAATTCAAGCTCTAAAACAATTGCCTACGTTATCTATTGATACTGATAAAATCCTTATACCCGTGAACAAGATTGACGAGGTCGCAAAAAAAGTTTTTGTTTTTGAGAAAAACCCTACCGCCTTTTCAACCGATAATTATTTGAGTTTCCTCGCGTCTACAAAGTCGTTATTCCAGCTAGAGAGTTTTGAAGAGAGCACGGATGAGTCTTTCGATAGTGAGCATAGTAATAATACTAGTATTGATTCAGTTCCAGAAGTTACTGCGAAAATCGACTACGATAATGTTGAGCGTCTTGAAGTCGGTACGAATACTCTGCTCTATGGTGTTCCAGGTGCCGGAAAGAGTTACACAATTGAACGTGAGTATATGAAAAAAGAAAATCCTCGGGAACGATTGGTTTTCCATCCGGACTATACTTATTCTGATTTTGTTGGGCAGATCTTGCCAGTGGTAAATGAGGATGGCGAAGGTAATAAGAACGTCAGCTATGAGTTTACTCCTGGTCCATTTACTACGATTCTCAAAGACGCTTACACAAACCCGATGGTTGAACATTTCCTGATTATTGAAGAAATCAACCGTGGGAACGCTCCGGCAATATTTGGTGAAATCTTCCAACTGCTAGATAGAAAAACTGAAATCGATCCACAAAACGATGATGGTTTTCCTCTTCGTACAAGCGAGTATGAAATCAGCAATGCTGACGTGGCAAAATACGTTTATGGAGACAAGCGCCATAAAATTCGAATTCCTTCAAACCTTTCAATCATTGGGACGATGAATACTTCTGACCAAAATGTGTTTACCTTGGATACTGCATTCCAACGTAGATGGGATATGCGTTTAATTGAAAATCGGTTCAAGTCTGATGACTCTGAATTGGCGGACACCAAAATTTTGGATACATCCGTTACATGGGAAAAATTCTGCACCTCTATTAATGACATTATTCTTGATAAGAACGTGCGTATGACTTCTTCTGAAGATAAGCGCCTTGGAACTCACTTTATTCACGTTTCTGATTTGCAGCCTGTTGAGAACGATGAGCGCCATAGACGCATGTTCCCAGAAAAGGTTATCAAATACTTGTGGGATGATGCGTTTAAGTTCACTCGTGAGGAAATTTTCGATGTTGCCAACTATAATAGCTTAGAAAAGGTTATTCGGAAGTTCATTGACTCTGAGGGCGATGAGAAGTTCAATATTTTTTCTGCTACAGTGAAAAATATCCTTTTGGGAAGTCAAGTCGCACCTGAGATTCAAGACTAGGCGGTGGTTTTATGACGAGTAAAATCAGTATTAAAGATCGCTGCCATGTCAATACAAATGAGGACGGTGACACCTTTGTTGGTGTCAAGGCAGAAACGGAAGATGCAATAGTCTATTTTCCAGCAGGCTATCAGTTGCCTGAAAATGAAACTGATATTCGCAGGGATATAAAGACTTTGTTCAATGTTCTTGGGGAATACACGGAGAAAAAAGACCGTGTGCTCCAGATGAAGAAATTTGAGATTGCTCAGTCTGTAGATTTTCCTATAAATGCGTACTTGGAGGTAATCAATTACTATCTCAATTATGAATACTATACTGAGACCGAAAATATCTACAAAACAGCGCCTAAAGGTAAAACTGATTGGGCTAAGACATTTAAGAAACAAAAGCCACTTGTGCAGCAGAATGGATCTTTTGTTTATACTCAGATGACTGTGAAGGCATCGACTCCAAATGAGAGTAAACTCATTACCAAAATACACAAGTACTGTGTGTATGAGTGTTTCGACAAGATTGGGTGGCTTTACGTGCCGAATATGCCCGAACAGCCAGACATTGAGTTTAATAAGAATCTGTTTGTTAATGTTCTTAACGATAAACTTTCCAATACTTATAACGATAAGTATAAGGCGCTGTTCAAGGCTATGCTTGATATGATTAAATTTATGGATGAACGGCCAAATGAGAAACAGTTCTATTTTGGGACGGACCGGTTTGAGTACGTTTGGGAAAGACTTATTGATAAAGTATTTGGAGAAAGCAATAAAGACGAGTATTTCCCTAAAGCGGAGTGGAAACTCAGACACGGAAAGAAACAGGATAGTTCCGCTTTGCAGCCAGATACGATTATGCTGTACAAGGATAAGGTTTACGTTCTTGATGCCAAGTATTACCGATATGGGGTGACCGGTTACCCGAACCACCTACCAAATTCATCTTCAATAAATAAGCAAATCACTTATGGTGAGTATGTTGATAATCACATGAGTGGGTTTGATAGCGACAAAATATTTAATGCGTTCTTGATGCCTTTTAACAGTCGGAAAAATTTATTTAGCACGCAAGAAATATTCGAAAATATTGGAGAGGCGACAGGAAAGTGGAGGAACGGAGCAGATATTAAAAATTATGACAGAGTCCAAGGAATTGTAGTGGATGTTAGGACTCTTATGCATAACAGGCTTGGAAAGTCTGCGCCATGCATTAAGCAGTTAGCAGAGGCAATTGAAAAAGGAATCATTTCATAACTAAAAGACCATTGCGTCATAGGGGATAACCCTTACGTCACAATGGTCTTTTTTTATTGTAATGCTTGCTCTTTCTTACGCCTACGCATTTTAGCTTGCTGCATTGCATTGCTACAAGCCGGACTACAGTATTTTTTATTTGTTGCTGTCGAGCGTACATAGAAGTAATTACCACATCTAGGGTTTTCACATTGCCTATATAGCTCTTGCTCAGGATTCATATAAAAAATTGAGAAATATAGTGCGGACATCAGCGAATCCACTTTCCATTTAGGAGACATTGACTTGATGTCGTATGCCGGGTGAACGTGGCAAATATTAGCATTAATTTCATCACCAATTACTATTTTAGCTACATCTATTAGCGCCTTTTTTAAATCAGCTGAAAAATTATCAACCAGTGGCGTTTCATAATAATCCAGTGCACTGTATGTGTTGAAATTTCGCATAATACCTACTTCCATTTGGTAGTGGAAAAGGAAGTCGACAATTTTCCGATGCTTTTCAGTGGCATAGGGTTCATTAGCAAAATAGTGAACTATCCGTTTGAATTCGGGGTTATCGTATCCAGGTGTATTGCCTAGGCCGTTTGCTATCGATTGATAGGTGTCAGAATCAAAGGAAAACTTATCGTAGATGGTATCAGGGACAACAAATGCACCAGTATCGAAGATTTCTTGCTCACGCTCCAAATCTTGCGACTGATCCGTACTATCTAATTCTTCCACAAATGTATGTTTTGCAGAGAAGTAGTCATGCTCCGGTAGATGTAGCTGAGGGGCAAACATCAAATACATAACTAGGCTCAACATTTTTGTGTAGTTTTTTCGTTCAGGATTCAGCTCTCCTACTTGATTCAATAATTCTACGGTCGCCTTCAAACGCTTGACAACTTCAAATAGCGTGTCTACTTCAATGGTTTCAGAATCGTTTTCATTAATGGGGAAAAAGAATCCGTTATTCTCAAAGTACGAAAGGAGGGCATCGCTGTCACCATGTTTTATTGAAATCAATCTTCCTAAAAGATTGTCCGCAATTAGCTTTCCTCGTTCTCCGACAAGAACAAGTCCTTTCCCATTTGAAGCAAAGGCAAATTTTAGTGGAACATCAGTATTTGTAGTTAGGCATACCTGAATTGTCTGTCGTCCACCAAAACTTGACTCCTGGATGTTCTTTATATATTCACACCTGTAACTATCGAATAAAAATAAATTATTTTTAAGAAAATTTTGTTTTTCCTCGTTCATAACGCCACCTCCAAATCTGCGAAAATAATGAATTTAATAATTCATTGTCTTTTATGTACAATAATGGTAATGGAAATAGTAATCTCGAAATTATTATATCTCATTTTAGTCGTTTTGAAAATAATGTATTATAGAAAAACCAAGAAAAGTAATTGGTTTTGTTTCATCTTTAAGTTACTTTTGAATCCTTCTATACTATGGGTAGTTGATTAAGGTCATCCTTAATTAACTATCCATTTTTTTACGTTCACACGTATTGCGCAATAAACAGAACGGAAAAGCTTTAGAAAATTTCTCATAGTGGAACGGCAGTAGTCTGCCCAAAACACCATTATTTTGAAATTTCTGGCTTGAACCGTTGTTTAGTGCGCAATTTTTTGTGTGCTCTTAACTCCGTAACTAGCCATCTCTACAGCCCTTTCCGTTCGTGTGTGAATCACTCGCAGAACAGAAGGAGGGCCAAGAGATGGTCAGAAAAAATGTAACGGGTAAGAAGAATCGCCTTACCTACAAGTACTACGATGTTTTTGGGAAGGTCGTAGATGAGATTTGTCCAGTTGATGAAGAAACAGAAATGTTAATTGCGGATCTTCACAAATATGACATTGACGAGTTCAATGCCGACCGCCGCGAGAAATACAACCTTCCAATCAGCCTTGAGGGTTACAACAATCAACTCGAGGGTGGTGAGTCAATGAATCGTTACCTTGGTGACGACACTTATAACCCATATCAACTCATGCTTGATGCTTTTGACGAAGAAGAACGGATGAAGAAGGTGGCTAAGATTCGTGAGGTCTTTAATGGCTTAACTCCAGAACAACAAGAACTCGCTACGAAAATTTTCATTGAAAAACGTACTCGAGTTGATGTCGCAGCTGAGGAAGGTGTATCAGAAACCGCTATTCGCAAGCGCTTAGCAACCATTCGGAAGAAATTTGAAAAAGAATTCAAAAATTAGGGTTCGATTTGGCGTTCTAAATCGCTTATGTGATGAAGGGGGGCAACAAAACCTTCTTCATCACATAGAAAGGAGGAGCCAACATGGGTCTCAAACACAAGGTTCAAATTAACGTGACTGATGAAACTGGAGTCAAGCAAACCGTGCTTAAGGGTGGTATTCGAAACATGCCACGCAAAATTGCACAGTGGTTGTTTGGCGAAAGCATGGAAATCTTGGTGCTAACACCGGGGAAGTCCATTGAGTTAGTCGAAATTCATGAGTTAAAGGAAGGAGCAAAACAAGATGAGTCGAACAAAACTGTTGCTTGATGTGGTCGAAAACATGCGTGCATTATCAGATAGTATCCAAACACTCTGTGATGCCATGATGTGTGATGAAACACAAGATGAATCTGCTTGGGATGCTGCATACGAAGAGCATAAGAATCCAACTATCACGCTTGAACAAGTACGTGGTGTACTTGCTAAGAAGTCGCAAGAAGGTAAAACCGAGGCTGTTCGTAATCTGCTGAAAATGTATGGCGCAAACAAGCTGAGTGAAGTGAAAGCAGAAGATTATCGTGGACTGCTACTTGATGCGGAGGTGCTGTGATGCCGACACAACATGCTCTACTCTCAGCCTCATCTAGTTCAAGATGGATTAACTGTCCACCTTCAGCGAGGTTAGGGGAGATTTTTCCAAACAAATCATCAGAATATGCAGCCCAAGGGACTGATGCCCACAGCCTTTGTGAATACAAGGTAAATAAACTATTGGGGAACAAACCAACCTACCCTGAACTTCACTACCTAGACGAGGAAATGGAGGAATGCACAGATGCTTATGTTCAATACGTGATGGGTGAGCTGGCAAAGGCACGGCAGACGACCTCTGACCCCGTGGTAATTGTGGAGCAGCGACTTGACTTCTCAAAGTATGTGCCAGATGGATTTGGAACAGGAGACTGTTTAATCATCGCTGACGATACGCTTTCCGTAATTGATATGAAGTACGGTCTAGGAGTGTTGGTTGAAGCTGAGGGGAATCCACAAATGATGTGCTATGCCCTAGGCGCGTTGGAATTGTTCGATGGTATCTACGACATCAATCAAGTCAAGATGACTATATTCCAGCCAAGACGAGAGAACATCAGCACGCAGATTATTTCCAAGAAAGAACTCATCGCTTGGGCGGAAGATGTTCTCGCACCAAGTGCCAAGATTGCCTATGAAGGAGGGGGAGAGTTCAACTGCGGTAAATGGTGCAAATTCTGCCCGGCAAAGAACGCTTGTCGCAAACGTGCGGAACATAACCTTGAGCTTGCCCAGTATGAGTTCAAACCACCAGAGCTACTTGATGATGTTGAAATCGAAGGTGTCCTGGAACGGGTGGATGACTTGGTCTCTTGGGTGAATGACATCAAGGAATATGCGTTTCAACAGGCGATGAGTGGGAAACAGTGGTCAAGCTTCAAGTTGGTCGAAGGAAGGTCGACTCGCAAATACACAGATGAAGAATTAGTCGCAAGTACCGTCACCAAAGCTGGGTATGATCCATTCGAGAAGAAATTACTCGGCATTACCGCAATGACTAAAGCACTTGGCAAGAAACACTTTGATGAACTACTAGGTAATTTGGTTGAAAAGCCAAAAGGGAAATTAACGCTTGTGCCTGTCACAGACAAAAGACAAGCGGTTGACGTAACAAACGTAAATGACGACTTTAACGATTTAACGGAGGAAAACTAACATGGCAAACGTAAATAAGACAAAAGTAATTACCGGAACAAACACACGTCTCTCATACTTTCATGGGTGGGAGCCCGTCTCAATCAACGGTGGAACGGAAAAGTACAGTGTTTCTGTGCTGATTCCTAAATCCGATACCAAGACCATCGCTGCAATCGAAAAAGCAATTGATGCCGCAATCGAAGAAGGCATTGCAAAATTTGGTGGGAAGAAACCAAACAAGGCGGCAATCAAACTCCCTCTTCGTGATGGGGATATTGAGCGTGATGACGAGGCATATAAAGGCCACTACTTTATTAATGCCAACTCGACAACTGCACCACAGATTGTGGATCAAGCAGTTCAACCAATTCTTGACCGTTCTCAAGTTTATAGTGGCTGCTACGGTCGTGTGTCCATCAACTTCTACGCCTTCAACTCGAATGGGAATAAGGGCGTAGCCGCAGGATTGGGAAACATTCAATTCGTCCGTGACGGTGAGCCTTTAGGTGGCAAGACATCTGCATCAGATGATTTTGAAACTTTAGCTGATGATGATTTCTTAGCATAAGGGACTAAGTAAAGGCGATGGGAGCTATCTCCTGTCGCCTTTAGTTGTGCAGGCAGTGCCTGCACAAATTAGAATGGAGGACAAAATGAAAACACTTAGTATTGATATTGAAACCTTTTCTAGCGTCAATTTGCAGAAGTCAGGAGTATACCGCTACTCGGAGAGTGAGGATTTCGAAGTCCTACTCTTTGCCTACTCGATTGATGGTCACCCTGTGCAAGTGGTGGATTTGGCTTGTGGGGAAATTATTCCTCAAGATGTGCTAGATGCGTTAAGGGATAAATCGGTCGAGAAGTGGGCATTCAATGCCACCTTTGAGCGAGTCTGTCTCTCGCGCTTTCTAGGGCTACCCCTTGGCGAGTACCTTAATTCCTCCTCATGGCGATGCACCATGATTTGGGCAGCAACTCTAGGGTTACCACTTTCCCTTGAGGGTGTCGGTTCAGTTCTTGGTTTGGATAAGCAGAAATTGTCTGAAGGGAAGAACCTCGTTCGATACTTTTGCGTGCCTTGTAGTCCTACAAAGGTAAATGGTGGGCGCACTCGTAATCTTCCAAGTAATGATTTGCTCAAGTGGCAACAATTCAAGTCTTATAACATTCGAGATGTGGATGTCGAAATGGCTATCCAAGGGAAACTAGCGAAGTTCCCTGTGACTGATGCGGTTTGGACGGAGTACCATCAAGACCAAGAAATCAACGACCGAGGAATTGGACTTGACATGACTTTGGTAAACAGTGCGATTGCTCTTGATGAGCGGTCAAAGGAAGAAATAACATCAAGGCTTCAAAAAATAACAGGATTAGACAATCCCAACTCCGTCATTCAACTTCGAGATTGGTTGAGAGAACAAGGTTTAGAAGTAGATTCATTGGATAAGAAATCGATGAACGAGCTGATAAAAACCTCACCACCAGAGTTGATTGAAGTGTTTGAACTCAGACAACAGTTGGCTAAATCGTCCGTAAAGAAGTACCAAGCGATGACGAATACAGGTTGCCAAGATAATCGTGCGCATGGGATGTTTCAATTCTACGGAGCTAACCGCACAGGTAGGTTTGCGGGCAGATTAATTCAGCTCCAGAACCTACCTCAAAACCACATGACCGATTTGGCTGAGGCGCGTGAATTAATACGAAATGCAGACTTTGAGCCCTTGTCACTCCTGTACGAAAACCTACCAAACGTATTATCTGAGTTGATTCGGACAGCATTTGTACCTCAGCACGGGATGAAGTTTATAGTGTCTGACTTCTCAGCAATTGAGGCACGAGTGATTGCTTGGCTTGCTGGTGAGAAGTGGCGACAAGATGTATTCAAGGATGGTGGGGATATTTATTGTGCTAGTGCCTCACAGATGTTTGGTGTACCGGTTGAAAAGCATGGCACGAATGGTCATCTCCGCCAAAAAGGGAAAATCGCAGAATTGGCACTTGGTTATGGTGGATCAGTTGGTGCATTAACAGCTATGGGTGCTTTGGATATGGGGCTAACTGAAGAAGAACTTCAGCCTCTTGTGACAACATGGAGAAATGCTAATCCGCACATTACGCAGTTTTGGTGGGACGTGGACAAAGCGATCAAGGATTGCGTCAAGCAGCGAACTATTACCAAGACCCATGGTATTACCTTTAGCTACAAGAGCGGGATGCTGTTCATAAGGTTGCTATCAGGGAGAAAACTTGCCTATGTGAAACCCCAGATTGGTGAGAATCGGTTCGGTGGCGAGTCAGTTACCTATGAAGGAGTTGGGGCAACAAAGAAATGGGAGCGACTGGAGAGTTATGGACCAAAGTTTGTCGAAAACATCGTCCAAGGAATCGCCAGGGACATCCTTTGTTTTGCGATGCAGTCGCTAAGGGAGTATCGGATTGTGGGGCACGTTCATGATGAGGTGATTATTGAAGTGCCTCAAGATGTGGAGGTATCAGAAATCAACGAAATCATGGCACGAACTCCTGAATGGGCTTATGGATTAATTCTGAATGCTGATGGTTACGAGTGCGAGTTTTACCAAAAAGATTAGTGGAATTTGTGGAGTCAGAGATGGCTCCATATTTTTTGAACTTTTTTTCAAAAACAGGGTTCGATTTGGCGTTTTCCATCGCTTATGGGTGAAGGCAAGAGGAGAAACATTCTTGCAGCCTTCTAAAAATCCATAAGGAGGTCGAATGACCATGAAGGAATTAATCCCAAAAGACGAGTTCGGCATTTTCGCTGACTCGCATGACACAGCTCGTGTCGACAGTTTGTTTGTAGCCGAGTTCTTCGAACGGAATCACGCTCATGTTTTGCGTGAAATTGCAAAAATCACTGAATCCACTTCTGGATTGAGTGAAGAATTTATACGTTTCAACTATGAACGCAGCACCTACAAAGACAAGACTGGTCGTAAATTACCTCGTTACTTTATGACTCGCGATGGATTCATGATGTTAATCATGGGCTTCAAAGGTCCTAAGGCTATGAAGTTCAAGGAACTCTACATCAAGCGTTTCAACGAGATGGAGGCAACCATTAAGCATCTCGTGACCTTGCGAATGGAGTATCCGCTTCTCACGGAGAACATTACTTTACTCCATGACAATCCAAAGCCCCACCACTATAGCAATGAGGCTAACATGCTCAATAAAATCGTGACAGGGATGACGGCCAAAGAGTACAAGCTGAAACACGACATTCCAAAAGAGGAGCCAAGTATTCGTCCGTTTCTGACAGATAAAGAGCGTGAGCAACTCGACATCTTGCAACGTATCGACACCGGGTTATTGCTTTCGGTTCCTGATTACCACGAACGCAAGCAGAAGTTGGAATGGTACTACATGAAGAAATTTAAGGAGGATTAACCCTATGTTTTATGTGAAAGAAAAAATGAGTGATGTGGCTGAATTGACCATCGAGATTACTGATGAGAACGTATTCTGCACCTGTCCGAAGTGTGGAATTGAAGTGCAAGTGGACTTGGCGGAAGTCTTGAAAGACGGTGATTCTGATTTGTTTAGCACGGCAGTTTGCTGTGCTGACTGCAGTCGAAAGATTCAGGAGGAAGAGCTCAATGCCTAAAAGATCCGATTATCGAACAATGGTCTATATTTGCTCAGCTTACTCAGGCGATGAGTTAGTCAACATTGAAAAGGCTAAGCGTTACTGCCGGTATGCCGTGAACCATGGATGTATGCCGGTTGCACCACATCTGATGTACCCGCAGTTCATGGATGAAACCAGTGAGCGTGACCTGGCTATCCACATGGACTTAGTTCTCCTTGGGAAATGTGAGGAGGTCTGGGTAATTGGCAACCGCCTATCAAAGGGCATGGCAATTGAACTGGAACAGGCTCAGTGGTGGGGCAAGCATGTCCGTTATTTTGACGAGGAAATGAAGGAGGTTTTCCATGATTAATTTTGCACTTTATACTGCTAACACAGTCGGCAACTCCAAGACCAGTGTGTTTCCGACTAAGCATGTGGTCACTGACAAGGAGAGTTTCCAACAAGTCATTCAGTTTGACCACGTGACTGCTGAGTACCAAAACAACTATCGCAAGGGGGATAACTTCATACAGTCTGATGTGATACCACTCGATTGTGACAATGACCACTCGGATAACCCGAGCGATTGGGTGACCTCTGTTGATGTGGCGATGCAGTTTCCGGACGTGGCTTTTGCGGTCAGCTACTCTCGGAATCACAACAAGGTCAAAGGAGATAAGGCAGCTCGCCCACGGTTTCATGTTTATTTCCCAATCGAGACAGTTGCTGACAAGGAAGAATACGTGAACCTGAAACAACAAATCAATGAGGCGTTTCCGTACTTTGACGACAATGCGATGGATGCGGCAAGACTTCTTTTCGGAACTTCCAACACGGAGGTTGAAATCTACGAAGGCTCGAAACGCATTACTGATGTGCTTTCGGAGGACTTGTTTGCTGATTGGGAGAACCGTTTATCTGAGATCGGAGAGGGTTCTCGAAATTCAACTATGAGTCACATCGCTGGCAAGCTCATCAAGCGTTATGGGGCAAAGGAAGAGACCTATCACCTCTTTCTCGAGCAGGCGGAGAAATGTAACCCGCCTTTACCTGATGAGGAGCTAAAGGCAATCTGGAACTCAGCCGTTCGCTTTGGTAAGAAGGTTAAGCAACAAGAAGGGTACATCCCACCCGAGCAGTATAACAAAGATACCGAACTTGAACCGACTGACTACTCTGACGTGGGGCAAGCAACCGTCTTGGCGCGTGAGTACGAGTGCAAGCTACGCTACTCACCATCAACCGACTATATCGTCTACAACGGTTCTTACTGGGAAGAGTCTGCTCCAAAATCACAGGCAGTGGCCCAAGCATTGACGGAGCGACAACTTGAGGAGGCAGAAACGGCAATTGCTAAGCAAACCCAAGAAATGGTGAAGAACGGGGCATTTGCCATACTTGCCTCTGTTGGTCCAAAGAAGGCGATTGGGATGTTCAGTGATGCCCAAAAACGTTCTTACGATTTGTTCGAGGCGGCTCAGGCATACAAGAAATATGCAATCAAGAGACGAGACGACAAGTATTTATCGTCAGCGTTAAAGGTCGCTCGACCAATGCTTCAAATCGAACAACGGATTCTTGATGTGAACGAGTTTCTTCTGAACACACCGTCTGCTACCTATGATTTAAGGACAGGTGCGATTCAAGATCACAAGGCTGAGGACTACATCACCAAGCAGACAGAGTGTGATCCTGGCTTAGACAATGAACAGTTATGGCTTGATGCTCTGAATACCATTTTCGTTGGTGACCAAGAGTTAATTGACTACGTCCAGATGATTGTGGGACTTGCGGCTATTGGAAAGGTGTACGTGGAAGCGCTCATCATTTCCTACGGTGAAGGGCGAAACGGGAAGTCGACTTTCTGGAATGTGATAAGTAGAGTTCTAGGGAACTATTCTGGCAGTATTTCTGCTGATATCCTGACCAGTCAAATTCGAAGAAACGTGAAACCTGAGTTGGCGGAAGCGAAAGGCAAGCGACTACTCATTGCAGCCGAGCTTGAAGAAGGGATGCGACTCAACACGTCTAACATCAAGCAACTCTGTTCAACTGATGAAATCGCGGCTGAGAAGAAGTACAAAGATCCCTTTAAGTATGTCCCCACCCATATGTTGGTGCTCTATACCAATCATCTACCCAAGGTTGGTGCGATTGACAAGGGAACGTGGAGACGGCTGATTGTGATTCCGTTCCTTGCCACGATTGAAGGTAATCAAGACGTCAAGAATTATGCGGACTATCTATTTGAAAACGCGGGTGGCGCAGTCCTGAAATGGATACTTGAGGGCGCAAAGAAAGTCATAGCCGCAAACTACCATCTACCTCTCCCGGTGGTGGTTGATGAAGCCCTTAAACAATACAAATCTGATAATGACTGGTTAGGTCATTTCTTGGACGAATGTTGTGAAGTGGATAAGACCTACACCCAAAAGTCAGGAGAGCTCTACACAGAGTATCGTGCTTTCTGTATGCGTAATGGTGAGTATGCAAGAAGTGCAGGTGATTTCTATACTGCTTTGGAAGCGGAGGGAATCACGCGCCGGCGAAGCAAAAAAGGTGTCACCGTTTATGGTTTGAAACTAGCCTCGGAGTTCCTTGATTAAAGGGATTTTTCAAAAATGGTGTATCAAGGTGTATGCCTTTATATGACTTTTCTTAGAAGGTAAAAAAAATAAGACCTATATAAAGTTATAGAAAAGGTATTCACACCTATGCACCAATAAAGAATTGGAGAAATCGATTATGAAATTTAAGCAATGGTTGAAAATTGGTGTTGGCAAACGAAATGCCAACTTTGATGCATTCTACGACTTTGCCTCCAAGGACGTGACCTATCCTTGGAAAAAGTCTTACGAAAAACAGCTCGCATATCTGATGAACCAAAATGTTGATGTGAGCTATCTGGAAATTCTGCGTGATGCCTACTTTGCCTATATGACGGTGTGGCTATGAGAGAAAAGCAAGTGGAACAAGCCTTGGTTAAGGCGGTAAAAGCAAGAGGCGGTATTTGTCCGAAGTTCGTAGCACCTGGGCTGTCGGGAGTGCCTGACAGATTGGTTCTTATGCCAAATGGACAGATGGGTTTTGTCGAGGTAAAAGCTCCGAACAAGAAGCCAAGAGCACTACAACTTTATCGAATGAAACAGCTGACGGATTTAGGGTTCAAGTGCTTTGTGTTGGATGAGGTTGAACAAATCCACGCATTGATTGAAAGGATTGGAGGTGGCGATGCATGAAATTTATACCGCATGAGTATCAGCAGTACTCGATAGACTTTATCAAAAATAACAAGATAGCAGCCCTTCTGTTGGAAATGGGATTAGGCAAGACGGTGACCACGCTAACAGCCATCAAGGATTTGATGCATGATGACTTTTCGGTCAAGAAAGTCTTGATTGTGGCTCCATTGCGAGTTACTCAATCTACTTGGCCCAATGAAATCGAAAAGTGGGATCACTTGAAAGATTTGACCTATTCCGTGGTTCTTGGAACACCCAAGCAACGAAGAGAAGCTCTTTGGAAAAAAGCAGACTTGTATCTGATTAATCGAGAAAACCTCGATTGGTTGATTACGAAGTCGGGATTTGATTTCGACTTTGACATGGTTGTGATTGATGAGTTGTCGTCTTTCAAAAACTACAAGGCCAAACGGTTCACAAGTTTCATGCAAGTTCGCCATAAGGTTGACCGCATCGTTGGTTTGACCGGCACACCTTCAAGTAATGGTCTTATGGATTTGTTTGCGGAGTTCAAGGTTTTAGACATGGGTGAGCGATTGGAGTATTACATTTCGAGGTATCGAGATAAGTATTTCTTGCCTGACAAGCGGAACGGTCTCCAGATTTATTCATGGAAACCAAGGGAAAATGCTGAACAAGAAATCTATGACAAGATTTCGGATATCACCATTTCGATGAAGTCGGTGGATTTCCTAGATATGCCAGAGTTAGTCATTAACGAAGTTCCAGTTTCACTTGGTGAGACTGAGAAACATAAGTACGACAAGTTCAAGGCAGACTTGGTGTTGCAACTCAAAGATGCGGATATTGATGCCGCCAACGCTGCCGTTCTTTCCAACAAGCTACTGCAAATGGCGAATGGTGCGATTTATGACGAGTTCAACACAAGCCACCACATTCACGACCAGAAACTAGATGCCTTGGAGGATTTAATTGAAGGAGCAAACGGCAAGCCAATCCTTATCGCCTATTGGTTTCAACACGACCTTGAGAGAATCAAAGAGCGGTTCAAGGTTCGTCAAATTAAGACAGCGGACGACATTGATGAGTGGAACAAGGGAAATATCCCTATCGGTGTGATTCATCCTGCAAGTGCTGGTCACGGGCTCAACCTACAAGCAGGAGGTTCAACCCTTGTGTGGTTTGGCTTAACATGGAGCCTTGAGCTTTACCAACAAACCAACGCAAGGCTATGGCGACAAGGGCAAAACGATACCGTAATCATTCATCATATCATTGCGAAGGACACGATTGATGAAGACGTGATGTTGGCTTTGAAACTGAAAGATAAAACTCAAGCAAGTTTGATAGATGCTGTCAAGGCAAGATTGGAGGGAAAATAACGTGGAAGTAAAAGAATATTTAAAACAGACAGACGGTATAAAACACCATATTGACTTACTTAGAATTGAGTCGCAACAATTGAAATTGCAATCTCAGTCAGTTCAGGGTGTGCAATATGGAGAGCATATCTCGAGTCCAAACAAGAATACTGAAGCACCGTTCGTCCGCTGTTTACTCAGAAAACAAGAGGTTGATGATCAGATTAAACGTGAGGAAGATTACCTTTCCACGTTGAAGATGGAAATCTCTACTGCGATTGATGAGTTGCCCTGCATTGATGAGCGGATTGTACTTAGGGCGAGATACATCAACAGCAGTAGTTGGGATGAGATTGCTAACCAATTGAACTATTCTTTAAGGTCAACGCATCGCATCCATGCCCAAGCATTACAGCATTTTGTTATTCCAAAGTAAAATTGGCACACGCTGGCACACCTTGGCATACGATGTCATATTGTGTCCATTCAAAAAGCTAGTATAATGGTAGTATGAAAAAACTATAACCAACCAAGCCTTCGTGGAGAAATCCTCGGGGGCTTTTACTTTGCACAGAAAGGAGAGCTACCTATGCCATTGAAACCAGCTAAACCCTGTAAGTATTCTGGTTGTCCGCACCTTACGCATGCCGACTATTGCGAAGAGCATAGATTACTTGCGAGGAAACGTTACGAGAAGTACGAACGTGATCCGGAGACCAACAAACGTTACGGCAGAGCTTGGAAGAAGATAAGGGCAAGATACGTGGCAGCTCATCCTCTGTGTGAGATGTGTCAAGCTGAGGGAAGGCTCACACCAACCGAGATTGTCCATCACATCAAAGAACTAAGTGAAGGTGGCACGCATGACTTCTCTAATTTGATGAGTGTATGTAAATCCTGCCATTCACGAATCCACATGACACGAATGAATACGAAAGATAAGACTATCTTGTAAAAATACTGAAGGGGAAGGGCGGTCAACATCTCCAGGACCTATCGAATTGAACAGCGCGCTAGGCTTTCACGCACAAAAAGTTCAATTCAAACGCCCTATTAACCCCCAAGAAAAAAAGGAGGCGAGAATCATCGCAAGAGACGGTACAAATAGAGGCGGTAGACGTACGAAGGCGGGTTCTAAACCAACGCCTCTAGCGGATAAACTAGCAGCCGGAAAAGCTGGCAAACGAATCGAAATTCATGAATTTGAACCAGAGACTTTATTGGTCGGTGGTGATATTGGTGAAGGGGCGGAACTTGAGGGAGCAGATATGCCAGACCCAAGTGAGTACCTTTCCGCAAAACAAAAGGACGGCTCAACTTTAGGTGCGGATGAACTATTCCGTGAAACGTGGTTATGGCTCAAGGAACGTGGCTGCGAGAAACTTGTCAGTCCACGAGTGCTTGAAAGTTATGCTCAAGCCTTTGCTCGTTACATCCAGTGTGAACAAGCGGTTAGCCAATATGGTCTGCTCGGGAAACACCCAACAACAGGTGGCGTGGTGACGAGTCCATTTGTCACAATGAGCCAGAGCTTCCAAAAGCAAGCCAATCTCCTATGGTATGAGATTTTCGATATCGTAAAACAGAACTGCACGACAGATTTTGAAGGCAGTCCAAATGATGACATGATGGAACGATTGCTTCGTTCCAAGAAAGGAAATTAACCCTATGATTGAAAAAGTAAATCCAAGCCATCCAGATAAAATTGCCGACCGAGTGGCAGGGGCAATTGTTGACTTGGCTTACCAAGAAGAATCAAATCCAAAGATAGCAGTTGAGGTTTTAATCGGACATGGCATCTGTCATTTGATTATTGAAACTTCAGCTGCTCTTTCTTTTGAAGAAGTGAAGAAAGTAATTAAACGCATCGCAGGTGATGTGAAACAAGATATTGTGGTTGTGCCTCAAGACGAGGAGCTTGCCGAAAACCAAGCAGATGAAATTCGCTGTGGAGACAATGGCATCTTCAAAGGCGTACCTCTCACTGACGAACAGCTCAAACTCTCAAAAATCGTCCGAGACCTTTATAAAAAGTATCCAACAGATGGGAAGTACATCCTTGATGGCGAGAGATTAATTATTTGTCAGAGTCACGCTAAAACATCTGACCTCAAAGAATTGTATCCATTTGCGTGGGTGAACCCACTGGGGGATTGGACAGGTGGCACTGATGTTGATACAGGAGCGACCAACCGAAAGATAGGTTCAGACATGGCTGATTCAGTGACAGGTGGTGGCTTGCATGGCAAAGACCTATCCAAGGCTGATGTATCAATTAACATTCACGCCTTCCTCAAAGCCCAACAAACAGGAAAGCCTGTCGAGTTAGTTTGTGCTATAGGTGATGACCAAGTTGACGGCCTGCCTTACTCGAAAATTGTAGAGGAAGCGCGTGACTTCGTGAATCAACTTGGTGGCTGTGAAAAATTAGCAGAATGGGGGTTGTTCTAGTGATAAAAACAATTGACCATTTTGAAAAAGTTGATATTGAAAAACTTGTCCCCTACGCTAGAAACTCACGAACCCACTCAAAGGAACAGGTGCTCCAACTTCGGGCATCCATCCGTGAGTTTGGCTTTCTCAACCCTTGCTTGATTGATAAAGACTTCAACGTTATAGCTGGCCACGGCAGAATTATGGCAGCGAAGGAAGAAGGCATCAAGGAAGTTCCGTGTATCTTTGTGGAACATCTTACTGAAGCACAGAAACGGGCTTATATCATTGCCGATAATAAACTCGCTATGAATGCGGGTTGGGATGAAGAAATGCTCTCCATTGAGTTATCTGACCTTCAAGGTGCTGACTTTGATTTAGGCTTATTAGGCTTTGATGCCAGTGAAATTGACAAGCTCTTGAATGGTGATGCCGAGGCTCAGGAAGATGACTTTGATGTGGATGCAGAACTCGAAAAGCCGACCTTCTCGAAAACGGGAGACTTGTGGTTACTTGGTAATCACAGATTGATTTGTGGGGATAGTACCAAGCAAGAAACTTATGACGTTCTCATGGATGGGAAGAAAGCCAATCTTACCATAACGGATCCGCCTTACAACGTGAACTATGAAGGTAGTGCCGGCAAGATCAAAAATGACAATATGGCTAACGAGGCATTCTACACATTCCTGTTTGATGCTTTTTCTTGTATTGAAAAGTCAATGGCAGATGATGCCAGTATCTATGTTTTCCATGCAGATACAGAAGGTTTGAATTTCCGTAAAGCCTTTGTGGATGCGGGGTTCTATTTATCAGGAACGTGTATCTGGAAGAAACAAAGTCTCGTTCTTGGACGTTCTCCCTATCAGTGGCAACATGAACCAGTATTGTTCGGCTGGAAGAAGAAAGGGAAACATCAGTGGTACACAGGTCGTAAGGAATCAACCATCTGGGAATTTGATAAACCTAAGAAGAATGGTGATCATCCAACGATGAAACCAATCCCGCTACTCGCTTACCCAATTACCAACTCAAGTATGAGCAACTGCATCGTCCTTGATTCGTTTGGAGGCAGTGGTTCGACTTTAATCGCATGTGAGCAGACTAACCGTATCTGTTACACGATTGAACTTGATGAGAAGTTTGTGGATGTCATCGTGAATCGCTACATCGAGCAAGTTGGCTCAGCTGAAAACGTCACATTAATCCGTGATGGAAAAACATTCAAATATGAAGAGGTGGCTGCCCATGAGTAATTTAACTTTAGGCAGTCTTTTTGATGGTTCAGGAGGTTTCCCTCTTGGGGGCTTCCTTTCAGGTATCGAGCCAAGGTGGAGTTCAGAGATTGAGCCATTTCCAATACGAGTCACCACTAAGCGATTGCCGGGGGTAAAACACCTTGGAGACATCTCCAAAATCAATGGAGCTGAAATTGAACCTGTGGACATTATCACCTTTGGTAGCCCTTGTACTGACTTGTCCATTGCAGGAAAGCGAGCAGGGCTTGAAGGTAGTAAGTCCTCGCTGTTTTACGAGGCAATCCGAATTGTTAAAGAAATGAGGGAAAAGACGAATGGAGAAAAGCCAAGATTTATCGTCTGGGAAAATGTCTGCGGAGCTTTCTCCTCCAACAAAGGGGAAGACTTCCGAAGTGTCCTTGAAGAAATCAGCCAAATATCAGATGAAACACTTTCTATCACTAAACCTAACAAATGGGAGAACGCAGGAGAGGTCGTGGGAGAAAACTTCTCACTTGCGTGGCGAGTGCTTGATGCTCAGTTTTGGGGAGTTCCCCAAAGACGAAAACGTATCTACCTTGTCACAGATTTTGGAGGTCGGAGTGCATCAAAAATATTATTTGAGTCAGAAGGCCTGTCTGGGTATTCTGCGGAGGGCTTCCGTGCGTGGCAAGACTCTTCCGAGGGTACTAGAACAGGCACTGCGTTATCAGGCATCTATTGCTTAAACGACCATGGTGGTGAACGGATGGATGTGACGGAGGACATGACACCAACTTTACGTGCTACATCGAACCATCCACCGCTCGTCTTTGAAAACCATAGCCAAGACACGAGGTTCGAAGGACCACTTGAAACTGCCCAGACAGTTTTAGCGACATACGGCACGGGTGGAAATAATCAGCCGTTCGTGGTAGAAGATGCGAAGACCTATGATGTGCGATTTACGTCAGAAGGCACAATCAACTCGAGGGCAAACGTCTATGAATCAAATACCTCACGAACCATCGATACGTCAGGTAACGCACCAGATAGTAATCAAGGTGGCATTGCCGTGGTGGCTGTTCAAGGGTCGATGATTGGTCGAGCGGATGAAAATGGACCACAAGGTAGTGGTGTGGGTGATGATGTGAGTTTCACTTTGAATACTGTCGATAGACACGGAGTTGCTTATCCCACTTATTCGGCTAGTAAGAACTCGCATTTCACGAGAGCAACTGTGGAATTGGCAGGAACATTGGTCGCTTCTGATTACAAAGATCCGCCTCTTGTCAATGACAAACAATACGTGGTTCGGAGATTAACACCAACCGAGTGTGCGAGACTGCAAGGTTTCCCATCTTGGTGGTGTAGTGATTTGGAAACTCCTGAACCCACTGAGGAAGACTTGGAGTTCTTTCGACAAGTCTTTGAAACCTATCGCTTGGCGGTGAAACCTCATGTGAAGCCGAAAACCGAGAAGCAAATCATCAAGTGGCTGAAATCGCCTCACTCTGACTCAGCAGAATACAAACTTTGGGGTAATGGAGTAGCTCTTCCTTGCGTTTGTTTTGTTCTTTCAGGTATCGCTTGGACAGTCCGAGATTGTATCAAATAAAGTTCCTTAAAGTGCTTGTATCACTTGATATAAAAGGCTTTTAGAGTGATATATGTAATGAACAAAGAAGCAAAAGGAGGACATCAAGATGATGCCAAGCAAAGAAACAATCGAAGGATTGAAGAAACGTTACCCAGAAGGAACTCGGGTTGAACTGGTTACCATGAGCGACCCTTACGCCCCACCAAAGGGTGCACAAGGCACGGTGTACGGAGTAGACGACATTGGTTCGCTACTGGTGCACTGGGACAGCGGTTCAAGCCTGAACGTGCTTTTCGGAGAAGATACGGTTCGCATTGTAAAAGCAGAGCCAACCTTCAAACTGGTTTACCAGAATGGCAATGAAGAAACATTCGAAACCTACAATGATGCCTGGCAGGTGATTACCGAGATGGTACTTAACCATGACCTGGTTTGGGTGGACTTCCACGCAGACAAGCAAGAAGTGACACGCATCAGAAAGGGGCTTTAGGATGAAGGTAAGCAAACGCAAGATTTACAACATTGCCAAGAAGCACATCTACGGCTTGCCTGAGAGAGGCGACCTGAAAGCACATAACAGTGACCATGAAGATTTCCTCGACATTGCCGTGTGGAGCCTCGAGGCGGCGTTAATCGTCGCCTACGAGCAAGGCAGAAAGGATGGTCAAAATGACACCAAGAGTTAAGAAACAAATCATTGCCATTCAGGAGTCAGGGTTAGCGAACATGCTTGATACCTGCTACGTGCAACGCTTAGCCCACGAACGAAACTTCTTTGACCTCGTGATTTTCATTGAGGAACACAAGAAAGAATACGTACACTTTATCATGACAGGAGATGAAGTAGATGTGGACTAATGGAGCCATTAAGATTGACGATACCAGTGTTGCATTTTGCATCAAGCATTTTGAAGAGCCAAGCGAGTTTGGAATTGACGAAGGTCGCATTTCAAAACTGGAGCTACGGGTTAAGGGAAAGATTGTCGCCAACTATGACCGTGGATGGGACATTAAACCCGCCGATGATACAGTCGAGAAGGAACTGCAATATGTGCTTGCGACTTATAACTAAAAATTTGAAGAACAGCTTTCGGGCTGTTTTTCTCTTGGAAAGGAGTGGTGCAGTTGCCTTTGAAGAAATATAAGCCGACCAAGTTTAAGGCCAAGACATCCAAATATAATGAAGATCTCGCTGACTATGCAGTAAACTTTATCGAGTGCCTAAGTCATACTAAAGGAACGTGGGCAGGAAAACCATTTGAACTCCTTGATTGGCAAGAACAAATCATTCGTGACTTGTTCGGAACGGTGAAACCAAATGGCTACCGGCAATTCAATACAGCCTACATCGAAATCCCTAAGAAGATGGGGAAATCTGAATTAGCAGCTGCAGTTGCTCTTTTGCTTACTTGCGGGGACAGAGAAGAACGTGCCGAGGTTTATGGCTGTGCAGCAGATAGGCAACAAGCTTCCATCGTATTTGAGGTGGCTGCCGATATGGTTCGGATGTGTCCAGCTCTCAATAAGCGAGTGAAAATCCTTGCCTCGCAGAAACGAATTGTCTTCAAGCCAACAAATAGCTTTTATCAAGTTCTATCAGCCGAGGCTTATTCCAAGCATGGCTTTAATATCCACGGAGTGGTCTTTGATGAGCTGCACACTCAGCCCAACCGTAAACTCTTCGATGTAATGACGAAGGGTTCAGGGGATGCACGTACGCAACCCCTCTATTTCCTTATCACGACTGCGGGTACAGATACCAATTCCATCTGTTACGAAACGCATCAGAAGGCACTCGATATTATTGACGGTCGTAAACATGACCCAACATTCTATCCTGTGATTTATGGTGCGGATGAAGCAGACGATTGGACGGATCCAAAAGTCTGGAAGAAAGCCAATCCGTCACTGGGTATCACGGTTGGAATTGATAAGGTAAAGGCAGCTTGTGAGTCAGCCAAGCAGAACCCTGCCGAGGAAAACTCATTCAGACAGTTGAGGCTGAACCAATGGGTGAAACAAGCCATTCGGTGGATGCCGATGGATAAATGGGATGCTTGTGGATTCAAGGTTGATGAGAAGTCGCTTGAGGGACGTGTCTGTTATGGTGGGCTTGACCTTTCAAGTACGACCGATATTACGTCTTTTGTGTTGGTGTTTCCACCAGAGGATGAGGACGATAAGTTTGTCGTATTGCCATATTTCTGGATACCTGAGGACACTCTTGACCTCCGAGTGAAACGTGATCACGTTCCTTATGACTTGTGGGAGAAGAAAGGGTGGCTCAAAACAACCGAGGGGAATGTAGTCCATTATGGTTTTATTGAAACCTTCATCGAAGAATTGGGTGAAAAGTACAACATCCGAGAAATTGCCTTTGACCGTTGGGGTGCAGTGCAGATGGTTCAGAACCTTGAAGGCATGGGTTTTACAGTTGTACCATTCGGACAAGGGTTCAAGGATATGAGTCCACCGACTAAAGAGTTGATGAAACTCACCCTCGAGCAGAAGATTGCTCATGGTGGTCATCCAGTCTTGCGTTGGAACATGGATAACATTTTCATTCGCACTGACCCAGCAGGAAACATCAAAGCTGATAAAGAAAAATCAACGGAGAAGATTGATGGAGCAATTGCGACTATTATGGCACTCGACCGTGCAATCCGCTGTGGAAATAATAATGCGGCAAGTGTCTATGATGATAGAGGCTTGCTGTTTTTGTGAGATTTATGTCATCTTTTCAGGTTTCATGATAAAATCTTCTTATCAGAATATACGATTGATGAGGGAGGAAAATCGCTTGACTGTACCTGATAGAGAAAAACGCATAGAAATGGCTGAGGTAGCGAATAAGAGTCCTAATAAACTAGAAAGCATAACTGAGCTGAGGGAAATAATCGGAAAGCTACAGACCGCTAAGATTAAAGTGGATAAGATTTTTCAGTGTGATTTATCTAAGAAACCTGATAAGGCGTTTAAGAAATCGTTCGAAGGTTTATCGATGAAGTCAAAAGACTACCACTATGCCTGGATAGGCTTGACAAAGGATAACGTTGCAGTTGTAGTCGGGCGTTCAAGCTATTCAAAAAAAGCACGAATCGCATTTGGCGACCTATTTAAGGAATACTCTGTTTTTGGTTCAGTCTCGCAAAACATAATCCTTAAATTAGCTTTGAGCCAAGGAAAATTCAAAGTATTGGAAGATGCAAATGACAAGCTCAATTCATTTATAACTTCAGCGTATATCATCCCTCTTGATGTTGATGAGATTAAGGAATCAAGTGAACTTGAAAGAGAAATTGGCGATGCGTTATTGAAAGAAAACAAAACTATTTTGAACATGTTTTCTCACGAACTATATTAAGGGGCATCTCAACTGAGGTGCTTTTTTGATACTCAAAAATCTGGAAAGGAACTAATCAATGGGAATATTTAACCGACTCTTTAAGTCAAGAGACAAACCGATGAACCAAACCATTAGCTCGCCATACCGTTTTATGTTTGGTGGGACAACGGCTGGAAAAGTCGTAACTGAACAAAGCTCTATGCAGATGACGGCAGTCTATTCTTGTGTACGCATCTTAGCGGAAGCGGTCGCAGGCTTGCCCCTACACTTTTACAAGTATCGTGATGGCGGTGGGAAAGAAAAGGCTGTCGACCATCCGCTTTACTTCTTGCTCCATGATGAGCCAAATAGCGAGATGACTTCATTCGTGTTTCGAGAAACGCTCATGACCCATTTATTGCTTTGGGGAAATGCTTATGCTCAAATCATCAGAAACGGCAAAGGTGAAGTGGTGGGATTGTATCCGCTAATGCCTGACAAAATGACGGTCAATCGCGACCAAAATAAAGAGATTTATTATCTTTATACGGTAGATTCCGGACCACAAGTTAGGCTTTCTAAGGCAGAAGTTCTTCATATTCCTGGGCTTGGATTTGATGGTTTGGTAGGATATTCGCCTATTGCCATGGCTAAGAATGCGATTGGTATGGCTATTGCCTGTGAGGAGTATGGAGCTAAGTTCTTTGCGAATGGTGCTAATCCCGGTGGTGTTCTTGAACATCCAGGAACATTGAAAGATCCAGTCCGCATCCGTGAAAGTTGGAACGCAACCTTTGGAGGGTCATCCAATGCCAGTAAAGTAGCCGTTCTCGAAGAAGGGATGAAGTACAGCCCCATATCGATTTCACCAGAACAAGCGCAGTTCCTAGAAACTAGGAAATTTCAAATTAACGAGATAGCTCGAATTTTCAGAGTGCCACCACACATGGTTGGCGACCTTGAAAAGTCGAGTTTCAGTAATATCGAGCAACAGTCCCTAGAATTTGTGAAATACACCCTCGACCCGTGGGTGATGAGGTGGGAACAGGCAATGACGAAAGCACTCTTATCACTTGATGAGAAGAAAGACTACTTCATCAAATTCAATGTGGATGGACTACTTCGTGGCGATTACCAGTCCCGCATGAACGGTTATGCGACAGGACGTCAAAACGGGTGGATGTCAGCTAACGATATTCGAGAACTTGAAAACCTCGACCGTATTCCTGAAGAGGAAGGTGGGGACTTGTATCTCGTGAACGGCAATATGCTCCCACTGAAAGATGCTGGAGCATTTGCGACAAAGACTAATGAACAGGAGGAAGAAAACCAAGATGAAGAAGTTTTGGAAGTGGGTGAATCAGACACCGAAAAATCTGACGACAGCCGAAACACAGGAGAACCAAGAGCCAAGCCCAATCTCCGACCGAACCCTTTACCTCAACGGACAAATCGCTGAGGTCAGTTGGTTTGATGATGACGTCACACCACAACTATTCAAAGATGAGCTGATGAGTGGCGAAGGTAATATCACGGTCTGGATCAACAGTCCCGGTGGGGATTGTGTAGCAGCCGCTCAGATTTATAACATGCTAAAAGAATACTCGGGTGACGTGACGATTAAGATTGACGGACTTGCGGCTTCGGCTGCTTCAGTAATTGCGATGGCAGGCGACAAAGTGGTCATGAGTCCTGTTGCTATGATGATGATTCACAATCCGTCCACGGTTGCGTTTGGTGACCGAGTGGATATGCAGAAGGCAATGGCAATGCTCGATGAAGTGAAGGAAAGTATCATCAATGCTTATGAAATCAAGACAGGAATGAGTCGTACCAAGCTTGCCCACATGATGGATGCTGAAACGTGGATGGATGCGAGGTCAGCGATTGATTTAGGCTTTGCCGATGATGTTGACGGTAAGCTTGACGAGGAACTACCTAAGATGACTTTCTCGGAAACCACGGTGATGAACTCGCTCATGGATAAAATCGCTAAGCGTTGTCGCATAAAACATGCCAAACCAAAAGAAGAAACAAAACCAACAAACACTGTCAAAGCCGATTCTCTTGAGGAACGGCTATTTTTAATGAAAACATGGAGGGATTAACCTATGAACCAAATTCAAGAATTGATGGAAAAACGTAAACTTGCTTGGGAAGGCGCGAAAGCCTTTGTGGAGTCGAAGAAGGATAAAGACGGCTTGATGTCAGACGAAGATGCCAAGACCTATTCCGAAATGGAGAAAAAGGTGGCTAACTTTACGAAAGAAATCGAGCGTATGCAGTCTATGGAAAACATGGAACGTGAAATGGCAAAACCTATGTCTGAGCCTTTGACCTCGCAACCCATGCAAGCTGAAAATAATAACGACAAACCCAAGAAGACAGGTCGTGCCTCAAACGAGTACAAAGAAGGCGTCCTTCAAGCCCTTCGGTCAAACTTCCGCCAAGTCTCAAACGTCCTTCAAGAAGGAGTTGATGCTGCCGGTGGTTATCTTGTTCCAGAGGAATACGACAAACGCTTGATTGATGGATTAACTTCTGAAAACATCATGCGCTCCCTTGGAACAACCATTACGACCAGTGGTGAGCACAAAATCAATATTGCAGGTAACAAACCGGCAGCTTCATGGATTGAAGAAGGTGGCGAGTTAAGCTTTGGCGATGCGACCTTCGACCAAATCTTACTTGATGCTCACAAACTTCATGTGGCGATTAAGATTACTGATGAGTTGCTTTACGATAATGCCTTCAACCTCGAAAGCTACATCATTGACCAATTTGCTAAAGCCCTATCCAATGCCGAAGAAGATGCCTTCTTGAATGGTGACGGTGTAGGTAAACCACTCGGAATCTTTGCAGAAACTGGTGGGGGTCAAGTTGCGGTGACAACCAACACGCAAAGCTCTATTACGGGTGATGAATTAATCAACCTCGTTTACGCTTTGAAACGCCCATACCGTAAGAATGCGAAGTTCATCATGAACGACCAGACGATTGCTTTACTCCGCAAACTCAAAGACAACAACGGGGCCTACTTGTGGCAACCAGCCGTTCAAGCAGGTGAACCTGATCGCCTTTATGGTTATCCGGTTTATACTTCAGAGTATGTACCAACGGTGGCTGCCGGCAAACCGGTCATTACCTTTGGTGATTTCAGTTACTACAATATTGGCGACCGTGGTGTGCGTTCATTCGACCAACTCCGTGAACTCTTCGCAGGCAACGGCATGGTCGGTTTCCTTGCCAAAGAACGTGTGGACGGGAAACTCGTCTTGCCTGAAGCCGTTCAAATCTTGAAGATGAAAGCATCCGCTTCGGCATCGTAGGAGTGAGCCTATGAGCGATTTACTTGAAAAGGTAAAAGCCAATCTCATACTCGAGCATAGTGAGGATGATGAGCTGTTGGAACGATTGATTCTGACGGCTCTTTCCTATGCCGAAAGTTACCAACACTTAACTGAAGGCTATTATTCGGAAAATGAAATCCCAGCCACGACCGAACAAGCCATTATTATGCTTGTCAGTCACTTCTATGAAAGTCGTGATGGTTCAACGGCTGGTTTCTTTTCGGATAACGTCAATGCGAGTGGCCAAGTTTGGAACACAGTCAATCTGCTACTCAGGCTAGACAGGCGGTGGCAAGTATGAGTTTTGGAAAGATGAATCAACGGATTCAGATAGTAAAGACGATTAACCAGAAAGACAGTGCAGGCTTTGTTGCCAAACAAGACGAAGTTCTAGCAAGCGTTCGAGCTTACAAGGAAGAAAAGAACGCCACCGAAAAGTGGGTAAACCTTGCGACCTTTAGCTCAGCGACTTGTTTGTTTCGTCTGAGGATCATCCCGAACCTCACTGTCACGACTGAAATGGTTATCTTGTCTGACAATGACAGGTATCAAATTATTTCGGTAGAGAACGTCAGAAATCGAGGAATGTATCTCGAGGCGCTGACTACGAAAGTCGAGGTGAGCGCTGATGGCTAGGGCAATGATGAAGATGCCTGAGGACTTCTTGATGAAAGTATCAAAACTTGAAAGTAAGACGGATGAAATTTTGCCACGAGTGTTGGAGAGCGGTGCGGAAGTGGTTGAAACGAAAGTCAGAACCAACCTCTCGGCAGTTGTTGGCGCAAATACCAAGGTTGAAAGTCGGTCGACCGGTGAGCTTGAACGAGCACTTGGTACATCACAAGCCCGTCAAGATAAGGACGGGAATTGGAATATCAAAGTCGGCTTTGATGAACCACGGTCTGATGGTGATTCCAATTCCAAGATAGCGAATATCCTTGAATATGGTCGTCATGGTCAGGCCCCTAAACCCTTCTTGAAACCCGCTAAGTCACAATCAAGGAAATCTTGTATTGAGACCATGAAGGCGAAACTGGAAAGTGAGGTGGAAAGTATTTGATTTTAGAAGAACTAAACGACCTACTATCGAATCTCGACATTCCAGTTGAAACGGGAGAATTTAGTGGTTCGGCTCCGGATACTTATTCGGTGCTAACCCCGCTAACAGACCGATTTGAGATTTTCGGGGATAACTTGCCCTTGATTGATGTGAACGAAGTACGGATTTCATTGTTCTCCAAGGGCAATTACTTAGAAAGCAAAAGACAAATAACTCAAGCCTTAGTTGGAGCTGATTTCACTATCACGGATCGGCTCTTTGTGGACTTTGAGAAAGACACGAAATATTATCACTTGGCGATAGATGTCGCCAAACATTACGAAATGGAGGGATAAGATGGCTACGATTGGATTAGACCAATTATTTTATGCACCGATTACAGAGTCGGCAACCACTGGTGAAGAAACATATGGAACACCCGTGAAACTTGCGAAGGCAATCTCAGCGGAATTGTCTGTTGAGTTAGCTGAGGCGACATTGTTTGCGGATGACGGTGCATCAGAAGTGGTCAAAGAATTTAAGAATGGGAAATTGACACTTGGTGTTGATGACATCGGACGAAGTGTGGCAGCCGTGCTTGTAGGTGCAACGGTCGACCAAAATGGAGTCTTGATTTCAACAACCGAGGACGGTGGCACACCGGTTGCGATTGGTTTCCGTGCTCGTAAATCCAACGGGAAATACAAATACCTGTGGCTTTACCGCGTAAAATTTGCCGTACCAAGCACCAGCCTAGCGACTAAGGGAGATGACGTCACTTTCTCAACCCCAACGATTGAGGGAACGGTGATGCGCCGAAATAAACTTGATGGTAAGGGCAAACACCCATGGAAAGCAGAAGTTGACGAAAACGATACGGGAGTAGATGCAGCAACCATCAGTGGTTGGTACACAAGTGTCTATGAACCAGAATTTACGGAAGGCTAGGAGGTAACCATGACAGAAGAACGAAGTGCCAAGATTTCTCTTGGAGGAGACGAATATGAACTTATCTTGACGACCAAGGCGACTAAAGAAATTGCTGCTCATTACGGTGGACTTGAGAACTTGGGTGAGAAACTCCTCAAATCGGAGAACTTTGAACTAGCCCTTGATGAAATCATCTGGTTGATTACGCTGTTGGCCAATCAGTCAATTAAAATTCATAACCTGAAAAACAGGGACGATAAGAAAGAAGAACTCACGACTGAGTATGTGGAGCTTTTGACTTCACCACTCGAGTTAGCTGAATACAAGTCAGCGATTACGGAAGCAATGTTCAAAGGGACTGCCCGCAACATCGAAAGTGAGTTAGAGGCAAAAAACAAAGCAGGCGAGTAAGTGACGTTGAAACATTTACTCGCCTTTACTATTACGGAACAGTGCAAATGGGCATGACATCAGATGATTTTTGGTTTTGTCCACTGGGACTGTTTCTTGATTTGTGGGAATGTCACAAGCAGTTCACGGGCATCAGCAAGCCAAAGGTTGAGATGTTCATTGATGATGTGATTCCAAGTGGGATATAGGGAGGAGGTGAGATTCAGTGGCAGATAATTTTGGTTTAAAGATTGGTGTTGAAGGAGAAAAGGAGTTCAAGAACTCCCTTCGTGAAATCAACCAA